CACCACCCCCGGCAGTATATTCCAGTACCTGTGTAGTTGTACCCTGTATAACGATGCCCGTTGGCGTTACGGTGGTTCCTGCTAAACTATACACCCCTGTACCCTGATAAGATACCTGATACGTTGCGATGTCCTTATTTGCGCCCGTAATGGTGAAAGATTGCAGCCATGCCAAACCCGATACTATCACCAATCCCCCTGCCGTGCCATTGTCAATAACGAACTTAAGGGATACCAACTCCCGATTCAGTTGGCTATTCAGCATAAACAGGTAGGAATAATCATCTAATACTACAAGTCCATCCGCTTGAATTGACCATGAAGCGACATCCGGCCGGGATTCTCTGAACCAGGCGCTACTAATATTTGTAGTTTCCATCGCATCCACCTCTACCGAAAAGGTGCAAGTCCTTGCACACGCAATGAGATTGTCTGTCATTGCTATCGAATTGTACCTATAAAGGTTGAGTTTTTGTCCGGTTACTGGTGTCATCTTTTATCGTTTCGAGTGTACGTTTCGGAAATTGAGAATGTAAGTACCGCATTTGCTATCTGTAACCCGATGCCGTTAATTGTGTTATTCACATAATCAATCGTACAAGCACCTAACACAAACCTTGCCCCACTTATGCTTATCTTTCCCGAAGGATCACTCACTGCAAAGTTATTAACTAAACCTATAACATAATTATCCGACTGATTGAATAACCCGTATTGACTAAATTGAATGTTAACCTGTGGCTTACTGACTATGTTATAAGCCTGTGATAATAAAAGATTCGCTAATGTGTTGTAAGTAGTTGCCGGTGTCCCATACCTATAAAAGTTAACAAGTGCTACGTTACCGGATGTAAGTAATGATTGAGATTGTGTACGGGATGCGCCAATAAATCCATCTTGATAGTTATTCCCTAACTTAACATCTATTTGCTTTTTATAGGGGTTTGAGTTTATTACGTTCTTTATTGTTCTACTTGAATAAAGTGATTGCAATGTCATTACACAATTAGCAACAAAGACCTCCGTAAATGCTCCCGTTACATTACCACCCCCGTTAAACCTAATATAAAGAGTTCCATCAGCAGGAGCCGGCACGCTTTCTATTGATATAGCCTGTGGGTCAGTTGTCAGAGTTCCTTCAAGCCTGTATGGACTATCGTTATTGCTTGGGTTGTATAACCATTTAGCATCTTCCCCTATCTTTTTTGTGTACCTCCATGTGTTACCACTACCTACATCAATGTATATCTGTAAGTTCATCCATCCCGGACTGCCACCACCTGTTAAAGCAGCAAAGTCAAAAGATAAAATAACCTTATCCGATTGGTCAATAAGTACCCCTGTAGATGTTATCTGTGTCGGGTCGGTACCAGGTGATACTACATTACCTGTTAACTGCAATCCTGTGATATTGCGATATGTTTGCCTTTCTATTTTACCTATTGCTGATTCGAGTGTATAAGTCCAGTTATCGGGTATTCCGGTGATAGCCGGCATACCGTATGGAGTTAATTTACTGAAATCGCCATTTATCAATTTATTAAAGCAGTAGCTTAATTCACCCGTAACCTCCACCTGTGGGAATCCCTTTGTCAGTATCTTAACTTGACTATTTTGAACAAAGTAAAATGGAGTTACAGAATCGTTGATATAAGGCTGAATGGTGTAATTTATAGACTTGTTAAATGTGGTATCGGGGTCAGTATCTTGATTGGTTTGAAATACCCGAATAGTATCGGATGCCCTTTCATTTACGGAAGTTATCCACCATTCCCCACCCGACTGAAATATTTGCGCACCAAAAGCAGTACAAATAATTTCCAATATCTCATAGCAATTTAAATATGAACTTACCCCCGATTGCCAGTTGCATTGTGTAACGTACATCTGTCGCAGGGCGTTGTTGGCTTCAGTTAACTGCGATGTGTAGTAATTGACTGCAAAATTAACTTTATATCCCCCTGGATAAAGAAGGTAAGTTAGACAGTTGTTTATGGTTTTAACAATACTTTCAGTACTTGTAAGAAGCGGAACACCGGGCAGGTAGTTAACGGATTTTAACAAGGCAATGGCATCCACGCAAAGAATATCTACGATAGTTCTACCCGTTGTAAAAGGTAGAGTAATGTTATCCATTAAGATAAACCCCTGCCATATAAAATAAGCCGTTCCTTGCGCATAAAACCGCACATGATACTTTCTGTCATCTGTAGAAAGAAAGTCCGGCCACGGCCCTGTAAATTCCGTAAAATCGGCTCTTATTGTAAATGTGGTCGGAAGCACCGGCTGAAATGGGTCATCACCCGAAGCAAGGCAATCTAATACAAAAGGATTCACGGATGCTTCTATAGGATAAACCGTTCCCCCTGTGTAACCTTTCTCCCAAATTTCAGCCGTAAAAGTTAACCCCGACTTGCCAATGGCTTGTAGGGTATATTTCTTGCCGTATGCAGGAGGTACTACTGCCGGAGGTATTTCAACAGGATCGCTTCCGGTACAAGTATCACCTTCGGTTGCGGTACTGAAATTAGGTGGAGGGGTCGGTATGCCGCCTATAAGAATGTGTGCCGTATAATCCCGGTCAACATCCATACAATACCCTGTATCAAAGTTTAACCTTGCAGTATTGTAACCAACTTCCACATCATCGCCACCGCAATCAACAAATGTGTAATATACAAAGCCATCATCGGAAGCATCCAAATCGGCCTGTATTACATCAATAACTAATCTTTTACATGGCATAGGTTATGCGCTTAATGCTCTAAATGTATTCGTTCTACTTTGTGAAAGCCATATATCGTTACCTCTCACTACACCCTCCACCACTACTCTGCTATTTCCTCCACCCATCTGCGATGCCGATGCGATTATTGACCGCATTTGGTCAGGTCTTACAATGTGTTCAGTACCGTGAAGCATCACAGGGTAACCGGAACGTGGGCCGGTAACTGTACCACCTTCGGAGAAGCCGAGTAGTTTGGCTACTGTCTTACCTGCACCAAATGCTGCTTTTCCTGCTGCTTTCCCGGGCATTAATATTTTCATTAAACTTTCAAATATCAATGCTTTTGCTGCTGCAAGTGCGATGTCTGCTGCTAATCGCTTAAACATATCTCCCAACGCTTGACCAACATTCTGCCCGTTTATCATAGCGTTAACAAGACCATTTATGCTATTCATAGCCATATCGGTATATTGAGTTGCCATTGCCGTTATTTCTGCGTTAGCTACATTTAGCAAGTAGTTTTCTCTTGCAACTGCCGAATACGCTCTGTTGGCTTCAGTTCCTAATCTAACATTTTCAACATATTTATTAAAGGCATCTGAATTTTTCTTTATTGAATCTGTTTCTTTTTCAAATGGATTAATGAGAGTGGTCATTTGCCAATTCTTAATTCCACTCCACGGCTTTGTTTTCTTTTCTTTATCACCACCTCCACCACCAAAAGGTGTTACTGCTAAATCAGAAATTGAATTTATCTTACGATTAATTTCTTGCTGAATCCTATACCTTTCATTAGCAATTCTTGTTTCTTCCTTTAGTAATTTTTCCTGCGCTTGTATGTCCTTATCATATTTCCCCTTACTAAATGCAAGCATTTCTCTATCTGCTTGCTCTTTATTTCTTTTTGCGTCTGCTAAATCTTGATCAAGTTTGATTAATGCATCATAATCTTTTTGTACTGCATCTCTTAATGCTTGCGCCTTTGCAGTTTGTAGTATTGCATCTGCTAACTTTTTATGTGCTTCGGCTGCTTTTCCTACAAGAATATCCTCATCCGAATAGTTTTTAAGGTAGCCACCATATTCATTCCTTAAATCTTTAACCGCCTTTAACCTTGCTTCCCTTGATATATTGTCATTTGTGGCAGTAGCAAAAAGTATATCTAATTGCGCTTTTTCTTTTGCAAGTGATTGCCTAAATTTCTCATTCTCTTTTTCCGTTTCCTTTAACTTTTCTTTCGTATCCATCAACCCCCTTGTCCAGTTATCGAATCCTAATGAAGCAAACTGCAATCCAGCTACAAGCGCAGAAATACCTAATCCTAATGCGCCAGCAGCGGGGAGAATATTCGTTAAGTTATTCGCAATCGCATTAAATCCATACGGCAAATCCTGTATAACACGAGAAAGACCGGTGAAGTCCTTACCCATTGCAACCACCTTCCCGCCCGCCTTATTAGCAGCAACATCAACCTCATGAAGCGATGTAACGGTCTGCTTCATCGCTGCAATGGCTTGTTTATTATCAGCCGTGAGAACTATTTTGAGTGATTCTTCTGCCATTGCTTTATTTTAATGCTTCTGATAATTTCTTCATATTTTCGATGAACTGCTCCTGTGTCAATCTCTCCCCTCTATCCGGCTGCTCATCCGTTGACAAAGGTAAGAAATCTGTTATGCTTTTGCGCCCCTTCGTGTCCGTGTTCGTGCAGTACATCACATACGCTATCAATCTCGCCCTCTGCCATTCAGCTAACTGCTTCGCTTCATACGCTTTCCTGTAAAGCAAAAAATCTCGCCACCGAATAGACCAAAACTGCTCAATAGTTAGGCCCGATTCAATGGCGAGAATTATAACCTCATCCCAGGTCTTATCCCTGTGGTTTAACTTTTTTTTTCTTCCTCCGGTACGTTTTTATCAGCAGGTACATCCGGCACCATTGCCTTCATTGTGTACTGAATGAACTCTAACACCTGCGATCCTGTGAACTGCAATCCACCACCCTCATCAATCAACTGCGATGCTTCCCTTTCACTT